TCCCACACCGGGACGTTCCAGAGTGGCAGTGGACCGAACGCCGCGTTCGCGCCTTCTGGAACAAGGAAGCCGCCTATGTCGAGTTCCGGGAGATGAAGGAACTCCACCAGGCAGCGGCAAAGGCAAAAGAAGAGCGCGAATTGCTCCAGAAAGCGAGGAAAGAACATGCCGCATTCATCGAGAAAACCGCCTCTCTTCGTGCGCTTCTTGAGCATCAAGACGAGGCTTTCCATTGCCATCAGGTTGAGGGGTTGGGGGCAGGGACTTGCAGAATGGATTTGCCCAGAAATCGCGGAGAATAACGATGTGCACGATGTCGATGGTGGGTGACCACTATTCTGAAAAATACAATCACCTGTTCCAGGCCAACCCGGTTCCGTTATGGCCCGGAGCGGTACCGACCGTATTTGTGCAGCAGCACGAGTTCGACGCGCTCAAGAAGGAAGTGGAGGATATGAAAAAATTGCTCCTCCGCGCCAAGGAATACGATGAGCGCAACGGCGAGCCTCACTGCGAAATGGACGAGAAAGTCGCGCTGCTCAAGCGTGTGGCTGAACTCGTCGGCGTCGATCTTTCGGCAGTTTTCGATCAACCCAAAGGAGAATGACCTTGAGTTCAGGCACAGCAATCTTTGGCGCCATTATCGGAGTGGGCGTTGTTCTCGTGAGCGGCATCGGCGGATGCAGTTACGTCTACCCTCAATACAATGTCTATTCCCAGCGCATGGAAGGCGAGGCGCAACTCGCCAGCGCGGAAAGCACTCGGCGCGTCAAGGTTCTTGAAGCCCAAGCGCTGTTCGATGCCTCGGCTCTGACAGCAAAGGCCGAAGTCGAGCGCGCGAAGGGCGTTGCAGAAGCCAACCGCATCATTGCCGAAGGTCTAGGCGGGCCGGAAGGCTATCTGCGTTGGCGCTATATCGAGATGCTGGAGAACACCGGCCATGTTGGCCGCGATGTTATCTACGTGCCGACTGAGGCGGGCTTGCCGATCCTAGAAGCCGGCAAGCGTCCGGTGACGCCATGACCGCCCCCCTCGACCACTCTCGCATTCCAGAGCCCTGGATAGAAGAACCAGATCCAAAGCTCCCGCCATGGGCATCAGGAGCAACATGGACGGTAGCAACACTCTTCAGCCTCCTTGCTCTCTACGGAGCAGGGCAGTGCCTCATGATGGCGTGGAGGGCGCTCGGCTGATGGCTGCGCGCCTTTCTGTGGCAGAGGGGCGCAAGCTCGGCATTAAGGTGCCGGGCTCCAATAAGTACGGCGCCAAGAAATGCACGATAGACGGCATCCGCTTCGATAGCCAGGCGGAGGGCGAATATTACGCGCAACTGAAGATCCGTGAGCGCAAGGGTGAGATATCTGGCCTCGCCATTCACAAGAAATACGACCTGACCGTCAATGGCGACAAGATAGGGTCCTACAAGCCCGATTTCTGTTTCTGGGACCATATCGCCGATCGGTTCCGCTGCATCGACGTCAAGGGAGTTGTTCCCCGAGGCTTCTCGCGCACTCAGAAGCTCATGAAGGTGCTCTACCAGATCACCGTTGAGGTGGCCAAATGAGCGACCGTATAGCCTCCTTGGATATGGCGGCAGAGATCGATCTGATGATCTACGCCAAGGCATCCTGGCTTGCCGACTTCGGCCAAGGCCAGAAGAAGCGTCCTGACCACGAAATCGATCAGAAGCGCCGGGAGCTGGTTGTCCTCAAGCAGGCGGCTTTTGAGTATCGCGCATCGGCTGAAAGGCTGCGCCAGATGCAAGAGGCAGCCGAATGAGCAAGAAGCGCCTTCCCTACATGCCGCTGTGGGTCGACGATTACCAGCGCGACACGCGTCATCTGACGACGGAAGAGCACGGGGCTTACCTGATGCTTCTCATGGCTGCGTGGTCGTCGCCTAGCAATACCCTTGCTGACGACGATGAGATGCTTGCGAGGATCGCGGGTCTCTCGTCGGCTCGCTGGATGAAGATGAAATCCATCATTATGGCGTTCTGGACCTTCGACGGCCGCAGCAAACGGTGGGGTCAAAAAAGGCTCAAGAAAGAACGTCGATTGGCGGTCGATAGAAGCGGGAAAGCAAAGGGTGCTGCGACAACTCGTTGGAATAAAACGAAAAACATTGATGCTCAAGCGATGCTCGACGAATGCCATCCATTCATAACCACCAAAGAAAAAGATAAATCTTTTTCTGAGAGAAAAAATTCCCCGATTGATGAATTGAAGGAGGCATTCGCCAATGCCGGCTAATGTTATTTCTCTTGACCCATATGCCAAGCTTCCGGAACGATATCGCATCAGGGCCGAGCAAATCAGGCTCCGCGTCGAGGCAATCAACGGTCTCATGAAGCCGTGCCGATCAGAGCAGATCGGGGATGCCGTCATCCGACTTCGGCGGCAGTTCCGCGCACAACCAGACACAGAGGCCTCAAGTCTTGCCAGCGAATACCTGGCGGCCTGCAGAGACCTGCCGGAATGGGCGGTGAGCGAAACTGCGAATGACTTCCTTGCCGGCCGCGTCGAAAGCCACACCGGCCAGTTCATGCCGACCTGTGCGGAATTTGCCAAGCGCGCCCGCTGGATTCTGACCCCGTTCTTGGCGGAACTTTCGTCGCTTCGGGTCGAAGCATCGAAGTTGATCGAGCGCGCTGCAGACGACCAGAAACGCCACCTGATCGAAATGGAGCGCCAGAACCCGGCCGTGAGGCGCCGCGTTGCTGAATTGACCGAGACTTTCGGCGCCGGGTATCCGAAACATCAGGCCGCCGCACATCTCGGTCTTAGCGCAGATCGCCAGGCGCGCCTCGATGCACTCAAGAAACCTCGCCAGATCGCATCCAAGATTGGCCACGATACGGAGCGCAAGGCATGACGCTTATTGGATATGCCGGCAGGGAAAGGTGGAAGCAGCCGCTTGTCGTAAGGAAGCCGATAAGGCATCGCCGCACTCGGTCTCAAATGGCCTACGACCTCTTTCGATTGGGCAATGACACTGCCGACCTCGCGGCTCGGCTTGAAGTTCAAGAGGCCACCATCCTGCGCTGGATAACCTACGAGCGAAGCCGGCGGCTCGGGCTTCCTAACCCCTATGGAGAAACGCTGTGAGCAAATCCACGCACGCGAAATACAAGGCCCGGCGCAGCGATGAAATGCGGGAAATGACGCGGCTGCGCCGCCAGGCAGGCCTTTCCGAGCGCGAAGTTTTCCCGAACCCGGCTGATGTCGCAGCAAGGTTGGCTGAAATACCGCCCGATACCAGGAACCTCACCGCTCGCGTGTGCGGCGACCCCATTCCGGGCCGTTCCGCGCTCGATCTCAGACCAACACGATAAACGGAGGCAGGGAATGAGCGAAACTTGCGATAAGTGCAAACATTTCAGCGATACCTATTTTGGCAACCCTAATGGTTTCGGCAACTGTGAACGTTGGCATATCGGCTACAGCATCCCCCCCGACATGAAGGACAACGAATGTATGGTCGAAGGGGATGAGGGCTGGGGAATGATTGTAGGCCCAAAGTTTGGATGCGTTCTTTTCGAAGCCAAGGACTAGCCAATGGGTAAAGCACGCACACAGGCACAGAAGCTACGGGCGAAACGAGGGCGCCCCCTAAAGCCGAATGTTCCTCGCACAGCATCGGGCCAAATCTCACGCTCCAAGGAGGCAAATATCGAAATGAACATGCAGCCCGCAATCGATCGGCGTGTGCGTCACTACGGAATACATGGAACGAAGAATGAGACCGCACAGCAGTTGGCCGGCGATCCTCACTGGGGCTATCTCCTCGGGCGCCTACTCAAGGATGGAGTGATCAACAAAGCCCAGCACGATGCTGGCAATCGCTATAGCGAAGACATGTCCTCATACTATGGCCTAACTGGCGTAGCGTTTCCGAGCGCAAAAGCTCAGAATATGTTCGCAGTGCGCGGCAGTTCGGGCGAGGACGACGAGGCTCGCGGTGATCGAGCTGCGAAGGCGCGCGCCAAGATGACGAAGCTTCGCGATCTGCTGCTCTCCTGCGGGGATATCAACACTGGGCGCAAGGTTCTCCACACCGTCAATGCGGTCTGCGTCGAAGACATGGATCATTTGCGCACGCTGAATTCACCCATGAAGGCATGGCTGGTGAGTGGACTTAACTCGCTTTCGCGCCATTATGAGGGGACTTGACTTACCTGCGCAAATCACCGACTGTGCAGGAAATTCTATCGTGACGCTTTGCGTCTCAGAGCCCGCCGAGAAATCGCGCGGGCTTTCCGTTTGCCGGCCTCCCCATCCGCGTTAAGACGCACATGGTTTCGGGATAAGCGCTGATCGATCGAGGTCGCCGCCGGCAAAGCCCATCACGAGCCGGGGCAGCACGTCACGCGAAGATAGTCGGGGAGCGGTGGCGGTAAGCGCTATGAACCGACAGCCTCAGACAGCCGCTAAGTTTCTGCGGTGGCTCGTGACCAATTCGAGGGATGCGATGCCCGAAACCCAGACCGACCAACCAGACGGCATAGCTCTAGTAGAGCACTGCGCTCGCTATGCGTCTGAATTCGGTGTGGACAACATGCTCGATCTGATTGCGGGCGTGCATTTCGCCTATGCGCCTCTGGCTCAGTCTGTTGCGGTCAAGGCTGCTTATGAAATCGCGGGCATCGACCTGGACAAGGTCATCCCGGTCCAATGACGATCCTGCGTTCGCCGCTCCGCTCTCCAATCAGGGCTCCGCTGTACAACCCATTGGTCGGGCCATGGTCAACCCTGACAGGCACGATTGCCGACTTCACATACGACATCAACTTCGTTGCCAACACCGTTAAGGGTGGATTCCAGACCTACGGCAATAACAACAATGATGGCAGGTTCTTCCGCGACAGTGGTGTTGCGAATGCCTGCTTCATTCCGAATGCGGCAGGTGGTTTGACATCGACGGCGGCGCTAGGGATGCGTCGATCCACCAAAGGCACTGTCTCGTTCCAGAACATAGGCACGCTCGGGCTCTGGAACCGCGATCTGACCCAGACGGGTAGCTGGACTGTCGGCAACAGTATGACGACCGCGAAGAACCAGGTCGGCGCCGATGGTTCTGCCAATGCAGCTACACTCCTAACTGCCGGCGCGGCGAACGCGACGATTGTCCAGGCAACCACTTCCGCATCAGCCAATCGGGTCATGATCCCGTTCATCAAGAGGGTGACGGGTACGGGGAACGTCTTCCTGACCTTCGACAACTTCACGACGCCGATCGACATCACCTCGCAATTGGTCAATGGGACCTACGTCAAGACCCTCGTAACTCAGACAGCCGTTACCAACCCGACATTCGGGCTTCAACTCGCAACCTCTGGCGATCAGGTCGCTGTCGATTTCTTCAATGTCACGGGGCAGCTTCAAAGCCTGAACATCGATCCTATGCATTATCCGACGATTGTCGGATCTGCATTCGGTTCGATCTTCCACGAAACGCCCTGGGCATTGAACACCGACGCCGGCCCGCTGTCGGGCATCATCAAGGGCGCATACGCCGCCTACTGGCAGGGTTACAACTACGTCACGGATATCGGCGGCCTGTGGGTCTCTGACGGTGTGACCAACTGCAAGCTGCTCACGGGCAACAACGTTCAGTTCTCGGCCTCGGTTAACCTCAACACCACGGGCGGCGAGTGGAAGCCGAACGGCCAGTTGAACAAGGTCGCGGCCTGCATGGATGCGGCCGGCAATATGGCGCTCTGCGTCAATGGTGGCGCTGTCTACACGCGGACAGGCGGTGTCCTTTCACCATCCGCAACGCATTTCGTGCTTTCCAACAATGGCGCCGCCACATTGCCTCTGAATGGCTGGACCGAGCGCTTCGCCATCGATCAAAACCTGTGGTTCACCGCAGCTCAACTTCAGCAGATGACGACTTAGGAGCCAGATATGGCTAACCGGCAACAGGACACGCTTGCGGCCACGGGCCCAGGCCTGCCAATCACCGTGCAAAATGGCTGGCTCCAACTTACGGGAACGTGGGTTGGAACAGTCAATCTCCAGACTGGCCCGAATCCTGATGGCTCATGGTCGAACATGACGGATGCCACGGGCACGGCAATCGCGCTCACTACCAATGCAAACTGTCCGATCGACAACGCCATGCCTATGTCTATGCGGGTTAACTTCACGCGCACCTCTGGCACGCTGGTTGCCGCGATCACCAGCCAGATCGAAGACTAATGCCATCCTGGCTGCTGATGAGCGTGCAGCAGAAAGACGCTCTGCTTGCTCTTGGTGTGTCAGATGATCTCGCCCCGAAGGCGATCACCAATTCCATCATGGCGGGTCTATGGGCCTGTCCTCTCAGTCTCCTTGACGACCCAAAATATGCGGAGTGGGCGCAAGGGCTTTCTTTTCTGCCGCTCCGCACCCTGAGCGCTGACGCTCTGTTCTCCTAAACCACAGGCCCAACCGGCCTGCTCAACTCTGAAAGGACTATGAAATGGCCGGCATTATCTCGACGGGCGTCCCGACGCTCCCTCTTATCACCGGGTCCGAATTGCTTGCAGTGGACACCAATCTGGTCGGTGGCGCCGTTCCGCAGATGGCGATCATCTCTCTCGACAAGCTCGCGGCCGCAATGAACTATCTCGGCAACAATCTGAGCACCACGACCGTCGCCGGCACGCGCTATTACAGCAGCGTGGCTGTTGGCGCCAGCTCGACTGTCACCGGCATCAGCGCTCTTATCGGCGCGGTTGGTGGCACCGACAAGTTCATCTATGAACTGCATGACTCGAATGGTGTTCTCGTTGCCACCACGGCGCTTGCCGGCGTTACTGTCGGCACGGCTGGCACCTACCAAGCTATTCCGTTCACGGCTCCTGTCGTCCTTCCTTCCGTGATCACGAACCCGTACTTCATCGTCGTGCAGTCAAACGGCACCACAGCGAAGGTTGCCACCTACAATGCACCGGCATCGCAGCGCCTCACTGGTTCGGCGACTGGTACGTTCGGCACCTCGGCCGCCATCACGCCTCCGATGACCTACACGGCTGGCGTCGGCCCTGTGGCGATCCTGTACTAAGGACAATGGCCAGCGCGAATGCTGGCCTTTTCACATGCTCATCAAATTCATCGCATGGCTCCTTGGAAAGGAAGTCGTCACTATGGCCCAGGTTGATTTCGCCGCCCTCAATTCACAGCTCGAAAACCTAACCGCCAATGTCGCTAGGCTCGCCAGCGTGATTGGCGCTCCTACCGACGCGGAACAGCGCATTGCCGAGCTTGAACAGCAGCTTGCTGCATCCCAGTCGGACGCCGCTCAGAAACAGGCCGACCTAGATGCTTCTCAGGCCGCTGAAGCCGACATCGCTGCCAAGTTCGCTGCGCAGAACGCCGCGATTGCCGCGCTGTTGCCGCCAGCTTCTTAAGGCAAAACATGTCCGGCTACTTCACACCTTGCGCTGTACTGAGGGGGCCCGGCGCCGTGCCAATCTTCCGCAAGTGCGAGGCTTGCGATGGGAAAGGCAGCAAAACACTCAACCCCAGAGTTCGCACGTTTACCAGCGAAGATGGTTCGATCACCGGCACAATGCTGTTCGGAACCATAGTCATCTGCTCTCGGTGCAGCGGTGGTTGCATTACTCGCTATGGGACACGCGGCGAAAGCTTTACGCCTCTGGTGGCCAAGCGCAGAACATTGCGGGACGGGTTCAATGCCCGCTGGTAGGCCGACTGATTACGATCCTTCCTACTGCGATGTAGTCGTGAGTCTCGGCAGGGACGGCAAGAGCCTTGCGCAGATGTGCGCACACTTCGATATCGCGCGCCAGACAATCGACAATTGGGCGGCTGCTCACCCAGATTTTTTAGAAGCGTTATCGCGAGCGAAGGTTCACGCCCAAGCCTGGTGGGAAGAAACCGGCGTCAAAGGCATGACGGCAGACAAGTTCAATTCGGCTGTCTGGACTAAATCCATGCAGGCGCGCTTCCGCGATGACTACACCGAACGGCAGGAAGTTACCGGAGCCAATGGCGGCCCCATCAAGACCGACAGCCGCTTTGAAATCGTGCTCGTTCCGCCCACCCCAGATGATGCCGGGTAATGCGCGCAGAGTTTCCGCAGAAGCTCGCGTTCCTCTTTCAGCCTAAACGTTACAAGGTCGCATGGGGAGGGCGCGGGTCCGCTAAATCGTGGTCAATCGCTCGGGCACTTCTCATCATCGCAGCCCAGAAGACCAAGCGCATCCTCTGTGCTCGCGAGTTTCAGAACTCGATCCAGGATTCAGTTCACAAGCTCCTAGTCGATCAGATCGAAGCCCTTGGCCTCGGTGATCAGTACGAGGTGCAGAAGACCACTATCATTCATAAGCTGACGGGCAGCGAGTTCATATTCTCCGGCCTGCGTCACAATGTGGACAGCCTCAAATCAAAGGAAGGCATCGACATCGTTTGGGTTGAGGAAGCCCACATGGTCTCCGCCTTCTCGTGGGACAAACTCATCCCGACCATTCGCAAGGATGGATCTGAAATTTGGGTGAGCTTCAATCCGGAACTTGAGACCGACGAGACCTACCAGCGGTTTGTCAAAAACCCGCCGACTGAATCGATAGTCGAGAAAATCAACTGGCGTGACAACCCTTGGTTTCCCGAGGTGCTTCGTAAGGAAAAGGATGATCTCAAGCTACGTGACATCGACGCCTATCTCAATGTCTGGGAGGGCAACTGTCGGCAGACGCTTGAAGGCGCGATCTACGCGAATGAAATGCGACAGGCTCAGGAGCAAGAGCGCATCTGTCGTGTGCCATATGACGCCAGCAAGCCTGTCAGCGTGTTCTGTGACCTTGGATGGGCCGACCATACCTCGCTGTGGTTCGTGCAGCGTGTAGGGCTTGAATACAGGGTTTTGCGTGCGGTTCAGGATCGGCAGAAACCTTGGCCATTCTACCTGAACCTGATCCAGTCGTTCGGCTACATCATTGAGGGTGTCTGGCTTCCTCACGATGCACAGGCAACGCAGCTTGGGACGGGCAAGAGCATCGAGGAAATCACGCGCGCCAGCGGAATGCCGGTGCGGATTGTTCCTAGGCTCTCGGTCGAAGATGGCATCAACGCGCTACGGACGATCTTCCCGCAAGTCTGGTGGGATCAAACGCTTTGCGATGAAGGCCTCCAGGCTCTCCGCAGATATCGCTACGAGGTCGATAAGGTGACGGGCCAGTTCTCCAAAAACCCGCTGCATGACGATGCTTCGCACTTTGCCGATGCCGCCCGATACTTCGCGGTTGGCATGAGGGATGGCGCCAAAGAACGTAAGCTCAAGCTGCCAACGCTTCCCCGTCAAGTCTCAGGATCACAAGGTTGGGCTGCCTAATGGCCAAAGAGACTGAGCGCGACGACGATATCATCAAGGAAGCCAAGGAGCGCTTCCAAGAGTGCGAGGACTGGGAAGCCGAATTCCGCAAGCGCTTCGTTGAGGATCTGAAATTCGCCAATGCCGATCCCGAAAACGGCTGGCAATGGGATACCGATCTCCAACAATCCCGCAATGACAAGCGCAAGCCCTGCCTGACGATCAACAAGGTGCGCCAACACAACCTCCAGATTATTAATGATGCGAAACAAAATAAACCTGGAGTGAACATCCGACCCGTTGGAGATGGCGCAACCTACGAAGCCTCTCAGGTGTTCGAGGGCGTTGTTCGCCATATCGAATATCAGTCCAACGCCGAGCAAGCCTACGATACGGCAACCACGTTTCAGGTGTGGGGCGGCCGAGGCTATATTCGCGTCGTCACCGACTATGTGAGTTCGGACAGCTTCGATCAGGAAATCTACATCCGCCGCGTCAAAAATCCGGATGCTGTCTATCTCGATCCGGGTATTTCCGAGGTTGATGGCTCGGATGCGCGCTTCGGTTTTGTATTCGAAGACATGAGCCGCGATCGCTTCGAGGTCGAAAACCCTGATTTCAAGGACGATGCCGGCCTGTCGGTCATCGGCAATGGCGATTCCTGGTGCAACAAGGACGATGTGAAGGTCGCGGAATATTACCGCAAGCGCCAGAAGGCTGACAAGCTGGTGGCTTTCATCGACCCACTCACGGGGCAACAGGTGATCATCCGCAAATCCATGATGGATGAGGGCCAGAAGCAAGCCTTTGAGATAGTGAAAAACGATCCATCGACCAATCAGCGTGATGTGGTCAACGATGAGGTCGAGTGGTTCAAGATCGCCGGCAACAAAATCATCGATCGCCGCATCTGGCCGGGCAAATACATCCCGATCATTCGCGTGATCGGCGAGGAAACCATCATCCAGGGCAAGATGGACTGCAAGGGTCATACCCGCTCGATGAAAGACGCGCAGCGGATGTACAACTATTGGACGAGCGAGGCCACAGCTCAGGTCGCGTTGCAGACCAAGACACCATGGACGGCACCCGTTGAGGCGATTGAAGGGTTGGAAACGTTCTGGTCGAAGTCGAATATCGATGACGCCGCGATTATCCCCTACAACGGACTAAGCGAGGACGGCCACCAGATTCCGGCGCCGGCACGCACTCAGCCACCGATCATGGCAACTGCCTTTATCGATGGCATGAAAATCTGCGAAAACCAGATGATGATTGCCTCTGGCCAGTATCAGAGCCAGTTCGGCCAGAACGAGAACGCCACATCAGGCAAGGCGATCAACGAACGCCAACGCCAGGGCGACAACGCCACCTATCACTATATCGACGGGCTGGCTGTCGGCATCAAGTACATCGGGAAAATCCTGATCGATCTCATCCCGAAGATTTACGACACGGAGCGGGTTGTTCGTATTCTGGCGAAGGATGGCACTGAGAGTTCCGTGCAAGTCGATCCTAATGCGCCGACTGCACATCAGGATACTGGGGCAGATCCGGAAGACAAGCAGGCCGTCACCGCCATCTTCAACCCGAATGTCGGCCGCTACGAGGTCGAGAGCGATGTAGGGCCAGGTTATGCGACGCGCCGGCAGGAAGCTTTCAATGCGATGACGCAGATTGCATCGCAAAGCCCTGAGTTCATGAAGATCGGCGGCGATCTGCTGTGGAAAGCGGCTGATTTTCCGATGGCTGATGAGTTGGCGGAACGTTGGGAAAAGACCATTTCCGCCAATATCACGGGGAAGGGACCACCTCCGGAAGTCCAGCAGCTTACAGGTGAGTTGCAGCAGGCGCACGACGCCATCGTGCATTTGCAGCAGCAGTTGGACGAGAAGGACAAGGAGATCAACATCAAGGCCTTCGATTCCGAGACCAAGCGCATCACGGCTATCGGCAATTCTGGGCCAGCGATCTCTCCCGAGCAAATTCAGCCGCTCATTCGTCAGGTGTTGCTGGAAATGCTCACAGGAGGCTCACCAGAGCAGTTTGGTGGTCAGGACGCGGCGCCGCAGGGCGGACAGCCCGATGCGTCACAGCAGCCGCCTATGGGCCAGCCAATGCCACCGCAAACCCCGCAGCCAGATATAGGAATGCAGCAGTGACCGCGTACGACGTTCACACCGATGAAATTCGTCAGCCAAAGGCGGCGTCAGCTATCCCACAAATGTACGATCTGAGCCTAGATGAGATGCGTGACGTCACGCAGGCCGATATCCGCACATTTGAGATGATGACCCAACTCTATGGATGTCTAAATCCCATGAACCGAGCGCTGGCCGCGGTGCCAGCCAAGGTGGCTAGAGGGGAATTGTCCATCGAAAGAGTTCGTGAAGCAACCAGGGTTTGGACTGACATGCTTGGTCTCGATCCTGGCGGGCGCTGACCATGAACATCAACATCCGCTCCGGTGACGTGCCCGTTCTCATTCGTAAGACGGCCGAAGAAATCGCCGGCTGCTTCTACGAGGAAAACCGCTCCGAGCGCTTCCGCAAAGAGGCTGGCTCTCAGAAGCAGTTCATCCGCAGGCATTGGAAGGACCATATCAGCGTTACGATCCAGTGCATGGCGCAGCTTTTGAGTCAGCCAGGGTTTGACGAGCGCGAGAAAGAGCGCATTCACGACGCGATTGTGGAGTTTCACGAGCGCGCTAAGCCCGGAACGCCCCGCAATCTTTCACTGAGGAACTGGCAATGAGCAAGATCACCTACAAGCCCGCGAAGAAGGACGACAAGAAGCCGTCTAAGGGCGGCAAGGGTGCTTGCGGAAAGGCGAAGTAGCATGAGGAGCCTGATCGTCATTGCGCTTCTCCTGTCGGGCTGCGCATCAGGCTCTCGGAACCGCGATTACGCCAACAATTGCGGATACGCCATGGATCAGGAAGGGCTGTGCAAGTCCATTCTGCGCTGAAAGTAAGGAAGACATGTGATGGCTACCAAATCCTATTCCGCCAAATCAGCCGCCAAGGGCCACGATATCGGTAAGCCTGGCAAGCAGTTCAGTAAGATCGAGAAGTCGGCTGCCAAGGAGTACGGCTCCGAAGCTGCTGGCGCTAAAGTTGCTGGCGCAGTTCTGTCAAAGCTTCGCGCGAAGGGCAAGTGATTCCGAGTGCCAAACACCCTTGCGGTGCCGCTCAATGAGCGGTCGAAGCTAGAGTTAGGCGAAGACTAGCGGCAACAATCTCGGAGCCGGCGCACGGAATGATTTGACTGCGCGCCTCCAATCCCGACACGGCGGTTAATCCGTGGCACGTACCGGCGCGTTACACCGGGCTATCAACACGGTGAACCATGATCCTCCCAGATGAACTGGACGCCACTCAGGGCGTGCCGGAAGGCGAAACTGTGACCAATCCGGGTGATGAGACGCCTGCACCGGAGCAGGAAGTAGAGGCCAGCGAAGAGCAGCCGGCAGAAACGGAAACGGAGGAAACTTCCGAGCCGGAGAAACCGGAACCCGAAAAGCCCGTCGAGAAAAAGAAAATCTCGTGGGAGCTTCGCCGGATCAACGAGGAGACCAACAAGCGGCGTGAAGCCGAACGGCGCGCTGCCGAACTGGATGCGGAGATCAAGCGCCTCCGTGGTGTGGACAAGCCTGCGGCTACGACGGAAGAAGCCGCTCCTGTCGATGCCGAGCAGATCCGAGCGCGAGCCCGCGATGAAATCAGGCAGGAAGAAGCTGTTCGGCTTGCCACCGAGCGCTTTAACGAGGCCTGCAACAAGACGTTTGAGCAGGGCGTCGCCGCTTACGGGCAGGACTTCGAGACCGCCGCTAACACGCTCTCCCAGGCGCTCGGCGACGACATGCAGAAGCGCCCCGAATTCCTCCAAGTCATCACCGATTTGGAGAACGGCCATCAGGTCTACTACGAGCTGAGCCGCAATCCCGAGGAAGCCGAGCGGCTGCTGAAAATGCCGTCGCACAAGATGATCCTGGAGCTTGGCCGCATGAGTGACAAAGCCGCGAAGCCGGTCGCCAAGCCAATCTCAAAGGCGCCGGCTCCTGTCTCGCCAGTCGGCGGCACTCCTAAGAACACGGCTCGTCTCGATGATGACGATGTGCCGATGGACCAATTCGCAACGCTGCTGCTCACGCGGCTGGCGAAGAAATAGCCAGAAACGCATCCGACTAAGCGACCGGAAGCTATAATCCGGGTCCTTCGCCAACCGGGGCGTTAAGCCGGGTTCATGTCCCGAAATCGCGGTCACGGGCACCGCAGAGCCGGCAGTTGAAAGGACTGCCTTCCCCCCTGTTTGCCCGAAAGGACCATTTCGATGGCCAATACCCTTCTCACGATCGACAAAGTGACCCAGGCGTCGGTCGCGCTGTTCAAGAACAGCAACATGTTCATCAAGAATCTTGACACCCAGTACGACGACCAGTTCGGAGTCGATGGCGCCAAGATTGGCGATGCCGTCCGCGTCCGTCTGCCCAACGACTACACCGTTCGCCACGGGCCGGCGCTTTCTGCGCAGGATACCACGGAAACCTTCACCTCGCTGAAGCTTCAGAGCCAGTCTGGTGTGGACATCGCCTTCTCGACTGCCGAGCGCACCCTGAAGATCGACGATTATTCCGAGCGTTACATCATGCCCATGATGAACAACCTCGCAGGTGATGCGGCGGCTGACATCATGAGCGGTTCGGACGGTGGCGCTGCCCGCTACGTTTCCAACGTTGACGGCTCCAACAACGTCATCTCGCCGAACACTGCAACCATCCTGCAGGCCGGCGCGATGTTGAAAGACAACTCGGCTCCGATGCAGCCTGGCCTCAAGGTTGTGCAGGACCCGTGGACCGAAGCCAACATCGTCTCCACCCTGTCCGGTCTGTTCAATCCGTCGCAGAAGATCTCCGAACAGTACCAGTCTGGCCAGATGAAGAACGCTCTGGGCTTCGACTTCTACATGGATCAGACGGTCGTCAAGCACACGACTGGCACCTATGATTCGGCGTCTGGCACTGTCAGTGGCGCCAACCAGACCGGAACGTCGATTACCGTGGCGGCGATCACCGGAACCCTGAACAAGGGCGACATCATCACTTTCGATGGTGTCTATGCGGTGAACCGCGTGTTCAAGCGCACCACGGGCAAACTGCAGCAGTTCGTCGTGACTGCGAATGTGGCTTCGGGTGCGACCGTGATCCCGATCTACCCGGCCCTGACGCCCCCCTCGGGCGGCAACCAGGTCCAGTACCAGACTGTCACGGCTTCGCCGGCCAATGCGGCTGTCATGCGCCTCGCCAGCAAGGCGGGTGAAACCTACCGCAAGAACCTCGCCTATGCCCCGAAGGCTATCACGATGGCTACGGCCGATCTCGTGATCCCGAAGGGCGTCCACGAGGCTGCTCGTCAAAACTACGACGGCATTTCGATGCGCATGGTCACTGCCTACGTGATGGGCACAGACCAGCTCGCCACGAGGCTCGATATTTTGTACGGCTACCTCTACGTGCGCCCCGAGTGGGTCTGCATCTTGGCCGACAAGATCTGACGATTGGATTGGGGCGGCTTTCGGGTCGCCCCTATTTCCATGCGATACCCTCTCGCACGCTACCATCAAATGACCGGTGAGTTCCGGCTCGTCCTGAGCCCCGCCGAAGAAGCCGAGATTGGCCCGGACTGGGGCGACGCTCAGTCTGACGTTCGCTTCCCGCCAAATCCCAAGCCGTTCATCGAGACGGCTGCAGTCGCACCGCCCACTTTCTCAATCGAAATCCCAGAGGCCAAATGACTGACATCATCCTCTATCCGATGGCTATCTACCCGCCCAAGGGCGAAATGCTCATCGTCAACAATGAGCAGGAGCATGCGGATGCCGTGGCTTCGTGGGCGCCCGTTGAAGTGGCAGCCGAACCCGATGCGGTCGAAGCCGACGACGAGCCGGAGACCTTCGATGAGGCGGGCGCTCCCATAAAGCGCGGCCCGGGCAGGCCTCGTAAGGTTGTTCCATGACAACCGCGCTCGACCTCATCACGGATGCGATGGACGATGCCGGCATTATCGGCGTTGGCCAGACTCCGCTAGCTGAGGATACGAACAAAGCTTTGTCGCGCCTCAATGCGATGATTGCACAATGGTCGCGCCGTCGCTGGCTGGTCTTCCACCTGATCGACATCGTATTTACGGGCACCGGTGCGCTATCCTATTCGGTCGGTCCGGGCGGCGATATTCCTCAAGCTCGTCCCGACCGCATCGAGGCAGCTTTCTTTCGCCAGTTGACCGGGGCTCCCCTTGAGGTTGATTTCCCGCTGAAAGTATGGGAAGCGCGTGAGGACTATAACCGTGTCGCATTGAAGGGCCTTGCATCTTTCCCGGCCCATCTGTTCTACGATTCCGCCTTTCCGCTCGGCAATATTTTCATCTGGCCGGTTCCGGATGCCAATTATGAGATGCATCTGTCGGTCAAGCCGGCGCTGCAAAGCTTCCCGACCCTTAACACCGCTTTCAATCTACCTCCGGAGTACGAAGAGGCCATCCGCCTAAACCTCGCCGTGCGGCTGCGCGTTGCCTATCAATTGCCGCCTGATGCCAGCCTGATTGGTCTGGCTAAGGTCGCACTGAACACCATCAAGAATACAAATGCGCAGATCCCGCTACTACAGATGCCGCGCGCATTGGTTGGAGGCGGAAGCTACAATATCTACAGCGACGGCTGGGGCAGCCAGTAAATGCGCATTCCCCTGCTCGGCGGCGCCTATCAGTCACGAAGCCTGGTTGCTGGCGCGCAACGCTCAGTAAATCTGTATGCGGAAATCAACGAACCGGATGGGTCACCTCCAGTTCCCGTGACCCACTATCCGACGCCTGGCCTTCGCCCCGTTTCACAAGCGCCGATTGTAGGCAGGTATCGCACCACCTACCGCGCCACGAATGGCGATCTCTACGCGGTTATCAACGGCTCGGTCTATTTCGTCTCACCTGACTACATCTGGATACTACTAGGAACCATTACCTTCGGCACCAACATCGTCAATGCCTCCGACAACGGCCTTGTCATCATCTTCGTAGATGGCACTTCTACGGGCTATGCTGTGGATATGGTCACGCGAGCCTTCGGAGTGATCACCGACCCATCGTTCTATGGCGCAACGAGCGTCGATTATCTCGATACCTACTTCATTTTCAACCGGCCCAACACCGCCCAGTTCTACATCTCCCTGTCCCTGGTGACATTCGCCATGCTGACGGGAACGCCGGGAGCAATTTATCAGGGCTCCATAGTCTCTGGGGGTGCCGGATACACGAACGGCACCTACACCAACGTTCCGCTTGCCGGCGGCACGGGGACTGGGGCTACAGCCGATCTAACGGTAGCTGGCGGGATCATTACCGTCGCAACGATCAACGCACCAGGAACCGGCTACGCTGTCAATGACACGCTGACGCTCACCTCAACCACCCCTGGAACGCCCGGAGCAGTCAAGGCAGGCGCGATCGGCTCGTCTGGGGCGACCTACACCAACGGCACCTATACCAACGTTACTCTGACCGGTGGATCGGGAACGGGCGCGAAGGCAACCATCGTCGTGTCCGGTGCCGTTGTCTCGTCAGTGACAATCACCACGGCCGGCTCTGGGTACAAGGTCAACGATAGTCTGTCCGCTACAGCAGCATCGATCGGTGGCACCGGAACAGGTTTCACGTGGATCGTTTCTCTCGTGACTGGGGGCTTTGTCTACACGGTCGATTTCGTTCATGGCTATGCCTTTGATCCGCTGGACATTGCAGGAAAAACAGGTGCGGCCGACAACATTCAATGTCTTGCGGCTATCCATGGCGAGTTGTGGCTGATCGGAGAATTGACCTCGGAGATTTGGGCCAACACGGGCGCTGCAGATTTCACGTTCGGACGAATCCAAGGAGCCTTCATCAATCACGGTTGCGTGGCGCCATATTCTCTATCCCAGCAAGACGTTTCCATGTTCTGGCTAACCCAGGACAGGCAGGGCAACGCCATAGTGGCGATGAGTTCCGGCTATGCCGTCGAGCGCGTTTCCACTCATGCCATTGAAGCTGAGTTTCAATCTTATTCAAAGATCGATGACGCGATCGGTTACTGTCACCAAATCGATGGGCACGCCTTCTATATTCTTAATTTTCCCACGGCGAACAAGACGTGGGCCTATGAATTGGCTTCGAAACAATGGCACGAGCGCGGATCGCTGGATGGTAACGGCGTTCTGAATCGCCATCGCGGAAACTCTTTCGCGTTTGCCTATGGTGAAGGTCATGTGGGCGATTTCCAAAACGGTACGCTCTACGTTTTTGACCAGAATTATTATTTCGACGGTACCACGTCGATCCCGAGAATTCGCACGCTCCCTCATCTTGTTGGGCAGGACAGCAACCGCGTCGAATACATCCGTTTTGTGGCCGATGTCGAGGTTGGCCAGACACCGGGGACCACACTAGACAATCCCCCGATGATTTCGCTGCGATGGAGCGATGATCGCGGTGCAACTTTCGGCAATCCAGTCTTGAGGCCAATGGGGGCCACAGGCGAATATCTCGTTTCCCCCCAATGGCGCAAACTCGGCATCGCTCGGGACCGGGTTTTCGAGTTGTCCTGGTCGGCGCCCGTGAGCAACCCTCTGAACGGAGCTTGGGTCGAAATCAGGAAAGCCGCTTCCTGATGGCAGACAAATCGCAGCCGGGAACGCCGATAATCCCGCAGTCGGGCGATCCTCTCGTCGTCAATGGAAGCTATGTAGCACCGGGATGGCTCCGGTTCTTCAACAACCTGGTTTCCGCCGCAGGTAGCGGAGATATCTCGTCGCAAATCGGCGTGACGATCCAGGCTTACGACCCGCAGCTTTCATCACTTATCCGGCAGAACATTCAGATCTCGGATTACACTCTGGTACTCACCGATAGCGCCAAGCATATCTACCATCCTCCGTCTGATACCACGCCCAGGACATGGACAATCCCGGCCAATTCATCGGTGGCATTTGAGATCGGCACGGCTGTTACGTTCGATAATGATATCGGTGCGGGGGCGATAACGATTGCGATCACAAATGACACGCTGGTTTTAGTTGGAACGGGATCGACTGGTGCACGTACGATAGCGTCTGGGGGGCAGGCGACGGCGCTTAAGGTCGCCGCTACCCGTTGGCGCATCTCGGGCACAGGGATTACCTGATGCCCTCGGTTATGCAGCAAATGCTGCTGGCGGGAGAACTCCCCCCAGCTACACTGGTTTTTCAACAATTTGGCAATGTAACGATCAGTGGCGGTCCTAATGTCGCCATAGCGGCCGGATGGGCACTTGGACCTCCAGCGCTGCTCCGCACTGTCTACGCGCTCATAAGCTGGAATAACGGCACCACATCAGGACCAGTAAGGCCACTGACAGCCGTCACCATCGACGGCATCCCGGCTAACATCGTTATTCAGAATGGTGGAGATCTCGGGTTCTTCCTAGTCGGTTGTGCCATCGTCTCGGCACAAGTTCCGAATGACGCCACCGGTAATGTGGTGATGACCTTTCAGCCGGGTGCAAGCTTCTACAATATCTGGGTAGCAACCTATAGCGCTGGCGGATTGGCCAACCCGAACACTCCGGTGGATACCTTTTCATCCTATACCACTGGCACCGGCAGTCATACCGACCACCTCCAGGTCAAAAAGGGTGGGATATTGCTGTCGCCGATGTTCCTGTTCTGGGACACGACATCGACAGTCGCCGGAATAACCAGGGACTACAATACGGCGATAGCCAGCGCTGTGACAGAGGGTGGCAACGCGCTCATTGGCCCCGCCAATCCATCTTATGCCGTGACCGCCAGCGTGAGCGGCACATCAAACTTTCTGATGCTCGGCGCGTCTTTCCGCTAAGGACACCATGAAGAACTTTCAGCAGCTCGCGGCTGGGCTCAATGTCACGCCGCTGCTCAGCGCATTGCAGCGCCAGCCAGAGCTATGGAATGCACATCCGATCCGCACCAAGCATCCCGGCACCGCTCACGCCGAGGTAAGCGACATCCTTTGCCGGTTCAACGACATCGCGGAGTATGAACGTACCGGTGACCCGACGACAATCACCGATGACAAGGAATGCATCGCCTACCCAGCTTGGGAAAAACTGCCCCAGTTGCGGCCGATCGTCTTCGATCTCATGCGCACCGTTGAGGCAACCCGTCTCGGTCGCGTGATAATCACGAAGCTGCCGCCGGGAAAGACCATCACGCCGCATGTAGATGGTGGGGCGCCAGCAACCTATTTCGAACGATACATGGTGGCGCTTCAGTGCTTGCCGGGCGCGGTTTTCTACATCGGGGATGAGTCCGTGACGTTCCGCGCTGGCGATGTCTGGCACATCAACAACAAAGTCGAGCACTGGGTTCAGAACCATTCAGCCGACGATCGGCTGGTGCTCATAATCGATTGCAGGTGCGACTGATGCTCAGTGTCCAGATTGAACCTCTCAACGAAATCACGCTTGCCGAGGTCCAACCGCTTCTTCCTGGCCACTATGACGAACTCTCAGAGCACAAGGCGGCGGGCATCCCGCTGGACCCGCAGTACGGTCTCTATCTCGCCCGCTCATCGGCGGGGCAGGTCATCTACGTCACCCTGCGCGAAGACGGAGACCTGATCGGCTATCTCGTTTCCTTCATCGCTCCAGGCATGCACTACCAGGGCTGCCTCACGGCGACGACAGACATTTTTTACGTGACGCCGGATCTTCGCGGTCTCCATGGCGGCTCGCTGCTGTTCGAGGCTTGGAAGAAGGAATGCAAACGACGCGGCGCCAACCTGATGCAGATCGGCATCAAGACCCGCCATGCGAAATATGCCGGCCCCCTTCTGGAGGCTGCAGGCTTCAAGGCCACGGAACTGATGTTCTGGCAATTCTTGGACAAGGAATAACAACCCATGGTTGCAACCGCAATTATAGGCTCAGCCGTGGTTGGTGCTGGCGCGTCAATCATGGGCGCCAATGCACAGGCGGACGCAACCAAGAACGCCTCTGCCCAGCAGATGGCCATGTACCAGCAGACCCGCAAGGATTTGCAGCCCTACCAGCAATTCGGCCAAGTCGGCGCGAACATGCTTCAGAGTCAGCTTCCGCAGTTGACCGCTCCAATCACGATGGATGAGGCGACACTGCGAACGACACCAGGCTACCAATTTAACCTTCAGCAGGGTTTGAAGTCTGTCCAGAACGGCGCAGCAGCGAGGGGGCTTGGCGTCTCCGGTGCGGCCATGAAGGGCGCAGCGAGCTACGCT